CTTTAACAGTACCCAATGAATTGTATTTGGCATCTGCGGCATCAATAGCTGACGCAAACTTCGTATACAAATCACTGGCTTTAAGATGCTTAACGCAATCAGCTTTTGAAAGAGCTGTTGGAAGTTCAACAAGGTTGATATCCTTGTGACCTTCTTTGTTTAAGATCTTTACACGGCTAACTAAATCGTTAGCAAATCTAACTTTAGTTTGACCATTGAACGTTGAAATACCTGTTACTTTAAACATATTGTTTCCTTCTCTTGTTATTAAACTTGTTGGACAGATTTAACCTGGCAATTTTGGTGTCCACCATACATAGCAGTAACCATACGTTCTGCTTCGTTGATGCTGTTAGCTGTGACCACAGTCGAACTTTCATTCATTGACTGGCTACTATAGCTAGATTCATTATAGCGTTCGATACTGTGAACGAAATTAACACGATATTGCATATTAGATCTCCTCTGTCAACTGTCTATCTTGAACTATGAAACTTTGGATATCTCCAAAAGTTTCCCCCATTTCAAACATATACTGCCAGAACTCTTGTTTGACCGCAGTAGTCTGAAATTCTATGTCCACAAACACTTGTTTGAGTGTTTCTGGAGTGATGTTACCACCACATGTTCTTGTTAATTCCTTGTATTTCTTAGTGTTCATACTATGTATTATAGCACCTTTTGGTTTGGTTGTCAACCAATTATTTCCTAAAAATACGGTTGTAAACTCGGGTGATCCTGCTCCAAAATAGAGCTACGATACCCATTTTCCAAGCCCATAAAAAGTCTATTAATACGGCTCCGATCACGAAGCCCCATAAAAAGTTTGTCATTGATTACTCCTTAATTGTTAATATATGCATATTATACAGGAGTTTAATCAAAAAGTCAACCAAAATTTAGGCAGTGTAAGTCATTGATTTTTAATCGTAAATCCACCCTAGATCTAGGGTTTTATGTATCCATGTATAGATAGGCAGGCTAAATTCTAGACTCCAAACTCCATTCCAACCTAGATAATTATGATATTTTAGTTCAGGGTCTCCAGTAAGGTGTGTGGGATAATTTGGACGATACACCCCGGCCCAAATGAATTTTGGGTCAGTGATTTCGTTGAATTGTATCTGTTCAATTATTAGTGCAGTTGTTGGGTCAGAATCTCGTTTGTCATAGTGTTCGATATTTAAGGTCCCTGCTCCATGTCCTTCTAATATAAACTCTACCCAAGTATCACCAATGACCGTCAGATCTTTTGTTTGTCCCATGACCGTTATCCTACATCTAGGACTGTTGACTGTTCTAAGAAGGATGCGAACACTAACTGGATGACGTTTAGTAGTCATGGGCTTTGAATACGTCTGTTAATTCTGGATATAAATTAATAGCATTAAATCCAAGTTCTTCATCCCATCGTTTACATGTACGTACCAACTCACCTAATAGATCCTCGTTAGATGGTTGCTGTAACATCGACAGTACTTGTTCAATTTGGATTTTTATTGATTTTAGATAATTGTTTGGGTCACTTTCATTAAGCATCGACTGACAGTCTATAGATGATAATTTTTCAAGTAATATCTGATATTTTTCTTTATACTCTAGTTTAACTGTCATAGGTAATACGTTAACATTTAGGTATGCAGGATTGGTAACCAGTAGACTTTTGATCATAAATTTATTGTTTATGCAGTAGTCTAACAGAGTATGATAGTAACCAACACTTAATGCACTGATAGCCGGTCTGATGGTAATAGTGATCGTAGTTCCGTTGCAAAATTCCTGATATTTTTTAATATTAGCTAATACCAGATCAGTATCTGTCCCTTGTCTGATATAGTCGTTGTGTTTTGTTGTTGTTTCGATACTAACTTCTATACCAACTCGAGCAAATTGTTTTAATTTCTCCATCAGTGAATCGTTAAACACGGTACCATTTGTGACGAAACTAAAACATAGATCAAATTTCTTGTGTGCGATCATGACATCAACAAATTCTTCAAGTTTCTTGGTCAGCAGTGTTTCGCCTCCCATGAAGTGTATATTTTTTAGGTTAGGGATAGTCACTAACTCATCAAGCAGTTTGCTCCAGACATCTTTGTCTTGGGTCCAATCGTTGCCAAGATATTGACGATGATCTTCATACCCCCAACGAACATATTGTGTAGCTATACGTGAACTAGCACCACTCCAACACATCTTACAAGCGAGATTACAGTAGTTACCTAGGTCAATATGTAGATCAATGGGCAGGGTATCAGTAACTCCATCATCAGTGAAATACCTGCGACCTGGACTTTGTTCAAAGCTAGGGTGGAATGCAGTTTTAGTAAAGATTACGCTTTTTTGATTAGATCGGATACGGCGACTGGTGCCACCGACTAGTTCTTCGTGATAACAACGACTACATACATCTGTTGGAGTATCTGATAATATATCACGGCGTAGTTGCTTAACAGGTTCGCTATTAAACCATTCTCGCAGAGTCATGTTTTTAATATTGTATTTTTGATCATCGGAATATAGTTTACGACTTTCTTGACAGCAGATACCTAGACTACCATCCCAATAGATGTGTGCTTCATACCACGGAGTATTACAGAATATCTGCTGATTGGCCATTATCTCTTAGTGATGATTTCATCGGCCAATCCATAGTCTACTGCTTCTTGTGCCGACATGAAATTATCTCTCTCCATGTCTTTACTTAGCTCGTCAAAGGTTTTACCTTTTGAATTATGGTCCACATAGATCTGTGTTAGATTCTTTTTCATCTTAAGGATTTCAGTAACTTGAATTTCCATGTCTGTGGCTTGGCCGCCTGCACCACCACTAGGTTGATGGATCATATGGCGAGCGTTGGTTAAGATCATGCGCTTGCCTTGAGCACCACTACTAGCCAGTAAGGAACCCATGCTACAAGCCTGCCCCATGACGATGGTTGACACGTCAGGTTTAATAAACTGCATGGTGTCGTAGATAGCCATACCAGCAGTAACAACACCACCAGGACTGTTAATGTAAAATAGTATATCTTTGTTGGCATCTTCACTCTCCAAGAACAATAACTGTGCTACGACGAGGCTAGCTGAATGTTCGTTAACGTCAGTGTCTAACATGACTATACGATCTTTAAGCAAGCGTGAATATAAGTCATAACTACGTTCACCTTGGCTTGTTCTTTCTAAAACCATTGGCACTAAATTTGGCATTTATCTTCCTTTTGATCGTTCTTGTAATTGTTGGCAATAGACGCAGAGCTTAACACCCTTGACTAGTTCTTGGCGCTTTTCAGGTATATCATCTCCACACTCTTCGCAGTGGGTAAGGCTTGGTTGGCTGGCCTGCTGTTCTAATTGACGTCGTACATTGGCGATAGCATTCATATTGTTATGGATAGCATGTAGCTGACCCATTTCTGCTTCTTCTTCGTTGTTATAAACGAAGTCATCGTTTAATTTTATTTCTTTTATCATAGGCTGTCATCACTTAATAGTGGTTTATCTAATTTATCCATTGCTGGACGTAGCTCATTTAATTTTTGATACATAGCGGCCAACAGTTCACACAGACTTTCCATGCGAGGATCTTTGACATCAGTGTGGCGTATGATGTCATTCACCAAACCAATTTGTGTTTCTAGTTCTTTAAGTTTATCTACCATGAACTATTATAATACACTTTTAGGCCTAAGAACAAGTCCGCTTTGGCCTGTTTGACAAACTCAAGATCACTTTCTCGATAATACTCATCACTGTCATCACCAAAGAAGAATCCCGTGGTTCCTGGTAGGTTCTCATTCAGGATATCTGCTTCTAAGTTTTCGATATCATGCCATTCCAACTCAAGCTCGACGCCATTGAACGCTTCGGCGTCGTTTTCGGCACCAGGGCGTCCTTTTTCTTCCCATAGACGTTCCATCCAACCATGTAGGTTTGGGTGTTTACGCCAATACATTAATTCTTTTGGTTTGGTACAGGTACTCTTAAATTCACCATCGATGATATTTCCATTGTCCCAATATTCCGATTGGGCACCAGCTTTGTTAGCTGAATAAGCATACATGTCTAAT